CGTGATACTAGATATTTCGCTCAGGAACTGCCTAGCAGCTTCCGCGTCTTTACCAAACCTGTCTGCAAGGGCACTATTGTCGGCCATTTTGTCTAGGTCGTCGCCCCATTCCTTAAGAGTGCTGGAAAGGTCCTCAATCCGGTCTTCGAGGGTCATAGCTTCCTCGCCCCCGTTTATCGCGGAGCGGGCCCAATACAGTAGCGCTGCGCCCCCTGCGATTGCCCCGATAGTCATTACGTTAAGAGGCGTAATCATACTCTTTGCCGCAGCCACAATCCCTGCGAAAGCCTGCTTGCCTGTACCACCCATTTGAGAGAAAATCTGGGTGATCTGAGTACCTTGTTGCATCGCAAGCATGAAGGGGTTCTGACCCGAAGCCAACATGACCCCGATGTCGTTCAACTGCCATGTAAGGTTTGTGGTGTGCATGCCCGCTTTTTGGACTTGCCCCTGATACGTCTTGGCCCTGTTCGAGGCCGTCCCTAACGCATTGCCCATACGCAGGGCTGCGCCTTCCGCGCGGATGCCCGAGGCCGTAAGAGCGTCCAATTCCCGAGCTGCCTCTTGGGCCCCCGAGGAACGAACTTCAATGTCCAGCAAGTTGAGATTAGCCATTGTTTTTCACTTTCTTGGACGACCTAAAGAACGTCTTTAAGCGATTGGATACGTCTTCTTTGTCAGTGCTAACACGGTAAGGCCTCGTGTGTGACCCCTTCGTATTAGACGCGATCTTAAACTCATGCGTGTAGTGTTCGCTCATCATAACCATGGTCTCGGCTTGAGTTCCCGTAACTTCAATTTGTAGGGCTTTGGCCCACTCATTGATGTCAGCGTACGTGAGAGAAGTGCTGCCCATTGGGGTGTTGACCATCATGCCCAAGCGTAACAAGTCTTCTGCCACGGGGACGTCCAAGCAGTCTATTGGAGGCAACGTGTCGCGACTTGGGATTCCGTTACGCGTGGTTCCGTTTAAGGGGGTGGCGTCAAGCCACCCCCTTTGTCGAGCCCATAATTCTAGGGCTTCTCGTCGTTTCCCAAGAAATTCGCCCGATCCGAGATAAACGCCTCAGCTTGTTCTTTGATCCACGGGAAATCTGCGAACAGTTTGTACGCGGCTTCGCGCGTGAACTCAATGGACCCATTATCATCTTCGATGTTGGACCAAGAATCCACAACCGCCGAAAGGTTGCGACACTCATCGTCGTACATGCCATCAGCAATCTCAAGGATCACGGTGCCTGTCGTAACGTCTTTCTGCTTGCGGCGGTTCTGGCGCATAGCCGAACGGTGCGCCACGGCCCGACGATACGCGGGGCTGTCCATGCCTTGCATGCGGAAAGTTGGCGTTTTGGAATAGTCCGAGTTCTCGTCTGCGTCGATGACGACCTCGATGACTTTAAATGTGACGGGGTCCCGAAGGTAAAAATTCGCGCCCTCAGTGGCTGATTTACGAACGTCGTGCTTGGTGATGTTAGTCATGTTAATTCTCCAGATAACTCAGGTCTGTAATAGTGGGGCTCAGCGCAACCTGAAAAACACCGAGCCCCGTCCAGATTCCTCTGGATTTCTTAGGCAGCGACCTCTACGATCGAATCCGACACCACTTCGATAGTTGGCGTCATGATCACGATAGAATCGCTTTCACCAATGCTGCGGCTCAGGCCCATAACGAGGCCCTGCATGTAGAAGATTTCCCCACCGTCGAGTATGATCTTGATAGAAATCGCCAAATCGGACAGTTCAGCAGTCTCAAGAATGAGCTGTCCTGCGTCGGCTTTGTCGAAGGCCATTGTGGGCTTGATCTGGCCATCGTCGAAAGAACCCTTGGCCTTCTTAACGCCACGGGTGGCCAAAGGCTGGTGCTTGACGAGGGCATACATGCGCCCGAATTCGCCAACGGCGGTTACTTCAACAGCTGCTGTGAAGGTAAGGGCAACGTAGCCCGCTGCATCGACGGTTGCTGGGAGGGCTGCCGAAAACGAAATGACTGCACCAGCTGCGGTATCAAAAGACATGGTATTCTCCATTATGGGGATTGGGGTTTATCGGAAGTTTACTTGGGGGCGGGTTCGAAAGTGCCTCCAAAAGTAACGGCTGTGTTCGCGCCCTGTTCTTCGGCAGTAGCAACGGTCCCGACGTAAGTCACATCGTTGGGCAAAATCACAGAAATTTTGTCGCCCTTGGACACGTCACATCGTCCGCACACTACCAAAGGCGCATTGTCGCGGGACGTGATTGAGATTAGTTCGAGGGTTGTGACCATGGCCTTATTCGGGCGGGTCTTGGGTGGTGTTGGAGTGTCAGGGATAGTTTTCGTTGTTGGGGTGAGCATGATGCATCCTCTTAGTTGAATGAGTGGAGGCGAATGCCCACCACAGTTCCGATTTCAGTGTCATCGGTTAGCGTTGGTCCCCCCGAAGGGCGAACCGAAACTTTAAGCCCCGCTGTGATAACATCGTTGTAGGGGAACAAAGCCTTGATCTTGTCGACCATTTGTAGCGCGTACCATTGTCCCGACCCGCGTGCCACCACGATGGTGATTTGGTACAAGTACATTTCTTTGTGCGTGCCGCCTAAGGACACAGGGTCAGAATCAAACTCCGTGAAGTCCACCTCGAAACGTGGTACTACTTGTGAAATCTCGTCTGCGGGCCAACGAACCATGGGCAGCCCCACTAACGTGAGCAGGCGCGTGTCACAGGCTTGGGCGAACGTTTCAGAGGCCATTTTGGTTGAACCTTTCCGTGTTTATGCGCAACAACCTCGGGAATTGGGCCGTGGCATTAGACGCAAAGTGCTTGCCCACGTTACCTTTCCACCCTTTCTCTTGGAATGACGCGTAGCGGGCCATCCACCTAATACGAACTACGTCTCTGTTTGCCATTGCGCGCATTGCGGGGTATTGCGCACCAAGCCCTTGAAACATGGCCCCACTACCCATCAACTGAATACGGAGCGAAGCCCGAAGGGCTCCTGTAAGAATGGGCATGCGCCCGCCCTGATGAATAGGCAACTGTGCCAGAGTGATCATCTGTTCAATGGACAGCGCAATGACCGCATGCGAGGCTTTTTTAGCCCGAACGACGTTGCGCCCCAATTCTACACCAAAGGTTCCCATCTACGTTTTCGTCATGACTTCCCACATGAGCACCAAGCCCCCGTTGGACACTCGGTTCACGTCGTGGGGTGTGTAGGTCTTCCCGCCCATTTGGATACGGTCCAACGTGGTAATATCGATGAGTACTTCTGCGCCTGCGGAATTCTTCCCGTAGGCTGCAATCATTAGCATGAGGCCCTCAATAGGGACCAAGCTTGGCCGTCCGAATTCTTCGTTGTCCGTGATCACGCAGGTCACAGTGAATTCTTCTGACGGACCAAAAACGGGCCTGTTGACCGGACCCGTACGCGAAGCGGGCTTGACCAAGGTGGCATTGAGCTCGCCCGTGCCCGTGGCAATTGCGGCTTCAATCAGGCCCTCTTGGACGTCTCGACGGATTTCCTCAGCGCTCATGCTGCGGGCCCTCCCACGACCCAGAACCCTGCCTTAATGGCGTTCGCTTTCACGATGTACGGATCGAACATGGCCTCGACCAGTGCCAACGTATTGAACTGGCCGTCGAAACCTAGCCCCCGATTCCCCAACTCCGAAACATTGGGCTGCCAACGGATTTTGCTCACCTGCACGAGGGTCTTGGCCTTTGAAGGCACGAACTGAGCGTCGAAGAAACTAGCCGACTGCATGCCCGCAATGGCCACCAGATAAGCAGCTTCTTCCACTATTGGTAGGGTGTCGTCATACCCACTAATAAAATACGCTACATAGCGGTACTTTACGTAATCGGAGGCCCTCGTCAGAACAGCCGTCAACACTTCGGCTGAGGCTCCATCGAACACCGTGAGACCTCGCACTGTAGCGTAAGCTACCATATTTGTAGTTGTTCCGTACACGAGGGCCTCCAATCAGGTTATTTCTTAGGGTTAGTAACAGCCGTTTTCGCGGGGGCGTCTTCGGCTTCGTCGTCGTCCGGTTTGGGGATCGTGTCGATGATGACGCATTTGTTGACAACGTTCTGCGGGAGGGTGGTTGTGCTTCCGAGGTCGATAACCGTGCCAACTGGGACGCGCTGTTCTTTGCCGTCCCGATCGGGGGCGTAGACGCCCTTGTTTGTGATTTTGATTTTCATAACAATCTCCGTGTGGCCCCAAGGCATATTACCTTGGGGCGGGTTTCAGGGTTTAGATGGTGGAATGCGCAAGGCCGCAATTTTGCTCGGCGTCGTGCTTGATCTGCAACGCAGCGGCCATCATAACGACGAAGTCGTATTCGTCTTCTGGGTTGGCGCGGTATTGTGCACGAGTGCTGAAAGGCATCGCATTCAGGACTTCGACGACACGGCGGTCACGAACCAAAGCGATGATTTCACTGGCCACAATGCTGTCAGAAGGAAGGATACGCTCAATACCCATCGTTTCCATAACGCGCTGGGCGATGGTCTTGTTCGGGTACGCCGCCGAGAAGTCCGTGTTGCTCGCGTAGAACCAGTCATCCCAGTTCAGGTACAAGACCGCAGGGACCTTGAAGTTGTCCGCGTGCAACAAACCAAGCGTAGCAGTGATTTCGGCGACCCATTGCAGACCAGTTGCGCCATTCAGAGCAACACCTGTGGTGCGTGTGTTGCGGAATGGGTAATTACGAAGACCATACAACGGCTGAGCGTTGTAAACAATCGTCGCGTCGCCATTCAGAACGAGGCTCTCGGCCTTTTCGAGGACCTTGAAGTTGGCGTTCGTGCGGCCTGCGCTTTCGAGGTCAACGCCTTCTGTTTGTGCGGCCTCTACCTGACGCCAGCCAAAGCTGAACGTGCTGTCGACGATTGGGATTGGCGTGCCAAAGTACTCGAAAGTAGGCTGGTCAGACTTCGCCTTGGAACGACCGTCCAACGAAACGTTGACCGTACTGGAATCACTGATCGTTTGGAAGTGCGCCATCAGCTTACCAATTGGGATGGCTTTCGACAGGCCCGAGAGGTCATTGAAAACAGTCAGCAATTGGCGCTGCAATTCGACGCCTTCGCGGTCCCACTGGCCCCAAACGTCACGGGGCAAAGGGAGGGCATTGCCAAGCATAGAAATGCCCGAAGAATTCAAATGCGCTTGGCGCTGGTTGAATCCACGGCGGTTATTCAACAGGAGCGCCTGCTGGGTGGGTGTAAAACGGAGCATGTTTGCTCTCCTAATTTGAGGCCAGTATGAAGTAGGGCCACGCCGAAAGACGCGGCCCCGCCGATTTAAGCTGAGATTGTGCCATTGGCAATGATCACGTCGCCAAGGTCGCCAGCCGCGAGGGTGGCACCTGTCTGATCGTAATAACCGATAATGGTATTGCCCGTGGCAGCGGCGATTACCCGACCAAGGGCACCCACGGTAAGGGCGGCACCATAGGCGTAAGTGCCCGCAGCGAAGCGGCACTGAACTTGGTCATTCGGGTTGAGTTCAATTGCGATGCCCGTGTCGCCGTTCGTGTACGCCGTGTTAACGTCTTGGGCTGCAAAGTCAACATTCGCCAGAACGAGCAAACGCTTAGTCATGTCAGCAGCGACGGCCATAGTAAGAGCAGCGCCACTCGTGATGACCAGAATACCTGGAAGGTAGGCCCCTGCTACGGGCAAATTGCGCGAAGTGAAGGGCTTGTTGAGGGGTCCGCGATAGATGCGATTAGCCATTGTGTTTCTCCAATTGGAAGGGGGGGGGCCTATTAAGCCGTTTAGCGACGGGGGCTTAG